ATGATAAAGCGTTATTTCAAACGTTTAAAGACAGAATTCAAAGGCTATAATGCAGGAAAATTCGGGAAAGATGTGCTTGCCGGTATTACGGTAGCGGCTGTGGCACTTCCGCTTGCGCTTGCATTCGGTATATCGAGCGGTGCGACTGCCGCCGCAGGACTTATCACGGCACTTATCGCAGGTGTTGTAATAGGACTGCTTTCGGGTGCGTCATACCAGATTTCAGGACCTACGGGCGCTATGGCGGCTATCCTTTGCTCGCTTGTGGCTACATATCAGATACAGGGTGTGTTCATCGCCTGCTTTATGTCGGGTGTTATACTTCTGCTGTGCGGAATATTCAAGCTCGGCGGACTGGTACAGTTTATACCCACGCCTGTTATTACAGGCTTTACATCTGGTATAGCAATAATCATTGCATTCGGTCAGATAAACAACCTTACGGGACTTAAGTGCGAGGGTGCTTCTACTATAGATAAGATAGTAAGCTACTTCAACCTGCCTCAGACGCTGAATTTTGAGGCAATAGCAATCGGCGTATGCGTTATAGTGTTTATGCTTATATACCCCAAAAAGCTCAATGCTATAATCCCGTCGTCGCTTATGTCTATTATAATAGCAACGGCGCTGAACTTCATATTCAATTTCAATGTCGGCATTGTAGGCGAGATACCGCAGACGCTTCTGCTTAACGACAGGCTTGATATTACGGCGATAGATTTTGACACGGTCAAGAATCTTATATTCCCTGCAATCAGTATTGCGGCGCTCGGACTTATCGAGAGCCTTTTGTGCGGTGCGAGCGCAGGCAGAATGAAGAATGAGAAGCTCGACAGCGATCAGGAGCTTGTAGCACAGGGCATAGGCAATATGCTGATACCCTTTTTCGGCGGTGTGCCTGCGACAGCGGCAATAGCAAGAACGAGCGTTGCCATAAAGAGCGGCGCACAGACAAGAATTGCAGGTGTAATACATTCACTGGTGCTTTTAGCGTCAATGTTCCTGCTCGGCGGCGTAATGTCAAAGATACCTATGGCGGCGCTTGCAGGTGTACTTATCGTAACTGCGTGGAGAATGAACGAGTTTGCGGTAATAAAGGACATTTTTGGCAGAAAGATAAAGACCGCAATGTTCCAGTATCTTATCACAATGGCGGCAACGGTTATATTCGACCTCACTGTCGCAATTATAATCGGTATACTTTTCTCGGTCATCATGTTCGTGCTTAAGGTTTCGGATATGACGGTAAACGTTGCGGATGTTGACCCTGCTAAGATAGATATAGCCGACAAGGACGGAAAGCTCTGCGGTACAAAGGTCGTATATGTCACAGGTCCGCTTTACTTCGGAACATCAAACAAGCTGTCAGAGAAGCTGTCACATCTTGAGGTCGATGACGGCGGAAAGCTGATATTCTCGATGCGTGGCGTGCCTATAGCGGATATTTCCGGTGTACAGGCTATGAAGGAGCTTTGCGACAGCCTTTCCGCAAGGAAGATAGAAATATACTTCTCGTGCGTACAGCCTGCCGTTGACGAAATGTTCCACCGTTGCGGCCTTATCGAAACCTACGGCGAGGAGCGTTTCTTCTGGAGTACCGACAAGGCGATGAAATTCATTGCAGGCGAAACCGCAAACGTCTGCCCCCTCTGCTCCGCAAATACATCAAATACAGCCGTAACCGCAGAAACGTCAAGCGTATAAATCTAAAAAAATCAGCCCGCAGGAAGATAAAACTCCTGCGGGCTGTTACTTTATGCTAAGCATCTCTGTCGTTGCCTTGCGACATTACGATAAAGCCTACTATTATCGTAATTATCAGAACGAGTAATCCAAGCAGCTGATTTTCAATACAACAAACTATAAAAGCAACACCGCCGATTAAAATAGCAATTCCGAAAATCATCCATAAGCACTTTACCGCTTCACTGCGGTTGTCGGTTTTGTTTTCATCTTTGACGTGGTGCGAATAAACCGTCCTGCCTTTATTCTGTGCAGGCGGCTGTTTATTTTTCTTGCTGTCCTCGATTATATGATGAACAAGCCCGAAGGTGACAAAATCATCAAAGGCATCGTGCTTACCGTTTCCGTTCCAGTCAAACATAATACCACTCCTTCTCAGATGTGACTTTTGTTTATGTCGTTATTGTAGCATAAGGATTGTACGATAAAAAGGACAAATAACGCCTGCTTACCGCTATAGCCTTTCGGACTATTGCCGTATGCTAATCATCTTTGTCAAAGCCCCGTGACATTACAGCATAGCTGATAAATACTAAGCCTAATATAGAAAGTGCTATCAGAAGTTGATTTTTGATATTGCAGATTATCAGAATAAAACCGACAATAAGAATAATCAATCCTAAAACAAGCCAGAAAGTTGTTATTGCATTCTTGCGGGCACCGTTAGTGTCCTGATAGATATCATAGCGATGATGAATTCTTCTGTTACGATTTCTTGCAGAGGGCTTTTCATCCTCCTCGTTTATCAAATCTTCAAGAAGCCCGAATGTGACAAAGTCATCGAAGGCATCGTGCTTACCGTTTCCGTTCCAGTCAAACATAATATCCGCCTCTTTCGCAAGTGCTTTGTTTATGCTGTTATTGTAGCATAGACAGTGTACAATAAAAAGGATAAATGTCTTAAAATCAGAATAACGCTGTGTATTTTTTTGTTGACAATTTCAAATAAAACGAGTATAATATTACTGATATCAAAAAGCGTAAGCTTTTGTAAGGGTGGCGTTGCTGACGTTGCCCTTATTTTGTTTTATTAAGTAAATTTATAATTTTGTGCGTTCTCCTCGCAAGGCTGACAACAAAAAACAAGCACCGCAATCAAATACGGTTGATTATGACTTTCAGTATGTTAAATTTTATTCAATACGGCAAATAGGACGAATCATCTCCCATAGCATCAAAGTGTCGCCTGTAACGGCGAGGGATAGTTAGGTCTGAGAAATATCCTATATCAGACAGGACGTGCGAAATAGCTGTAAATCCATCGTTATAGAAGCGTGTTATACGTTTCTTCCTGTCGGTAATTCCGCAGTAGTCATGCGGGCATACGAATGTCCATTCGGCAGAGCGGTCGTCAACTATTACTCTGAAATATTTATCAATGTCATTCTGGCTTATGCCGAAGTTTGCAAGCAGTATGTGATGCTCAAAGCTGTCGTCAAGCCGTGACATAAGTACTGTTTCACCGTCAAAGGAGATTGCAAATATCAACGGTTCTTTTTTAGCAATATATTCATTTACCGTTTTTTCGTCCGGGTATTTACGATATGTCATAAATTCACCTGATTTCCGTATTTAAAAACTGATTCCGAATCTTATATATTAATTATAGCATTTTCGCCGGCAAATTGCAAATCCTGTCTTTGTGCGTTCTCCTCGCAAGGCTGACAACAAAAAACAAGCACCGCAATCAAATAGGCTTACTGTGGTGCAAAGCCGGTGACCGCAAAAAAGTTGTCAGCGATGGCAAGGCTGACGAGTGCAGTACAAGCGAGCAGCCTTGTCGAGCGGCACTTTTTTGCGAAAAGGAGGAACAGTGGAGCGGGTGATTGATTTTTTATAGCATAAAAAATCGGAACAAGCGTAACTCGTTCCGACGTGGCACGCCTGATGCGATTCGAGACGCACCTGTGCGTTCTCCTCGCAAGGCTGACAGCAAAAAACAAGCACCGCAATCAAATACGGTTGATTGCGGTGCAAAGCCGGTGACCGCAAAAAAGTTGTCAGCGATGGCAAGGCTGACGAGTGCAGTACAAGCGAGCAGCCTTGTTTGCGAAAAGGAGGAACAGTGGAGTGGGTGACTGATTTTTTATAGCATAAAAAATCGGAACAAGCGTAACTCGTTCTGACGTGGCACGCCTGATGCGATTCGAGACGCACCTGTGCGTTCTCCTCGCAAGGCTGACAACAAAAAACAAGCACCGCAATCAAATACGGTTGATTGTGGTGCAGTTTTTTGGCACGCCTGATGCGATTCGAACGCACGACACATAGCGTCGGAGGCTTAGGCTCTATAGTCTGTAGATTGGCTTTACAACTGGTTTTATAAGCTGTTTGACTTGCAATTTGACTAGTGTTTGACTAGTGTTTTTATATGCTCTTACGTTGCTTGTCGCAATTTTGCGTTCAAATGTTCGTTAAATATATCAATATTTTTTGCCTTGTAAGTCTTGTCTAAGTGCGTGTAAATTTTGAGGGTTGTGGATATATCCTTGTGGCCTGCCTGCTCTTTTGCTGTCATAATATCCACCCCTGCAAGATACATCAAGGTTATAAATGTATGACGTAAGCAGTGGGCTGTGAAAGGTTCAATCACGAACGGAACACCACCGGGCTGAAAACGGCTTGTCGGTTTGTCGGATAATGTGTTATCAAAATTGCCGTGCTCATAGTTCAGAACGGACATATAACTTTCCCACATTCTGCGCCAGGACGTGTTGCTGTGCATCTTGTCATTTGCAGTCCGGCATACAAGAAAGCCGTCATGCTCCGCACCTTTCAGATAGTCAACGAGCACATCGGGAATATAGACAATTCGTTTTGAGCTTTCGGACTTGCCGTAGTTTTTGACTTTAGCCTGATTGCCTGAGAACTCTACAAATCGTGCTACCTTGATAGTTTTACTGCTAAGGTCAATATCATTCCATTGAAGCGGTATAAGCTCGCTCTTTCGCAACCCGGCATACATCATGATCATTGCGGCTGTCTGTGCTCTGTGAGGCGTGGTTCTTATCCACTCCTGCTCTTCATCGGTCAGAGCACGGCGCTCCTCCGCAGGTTTTACCTTTGCAGGAAGTTTTACATTCCGGAAAACGTTATAGTCGGTGGCTCTGTTCTCAATAGCCAGGTCAAGGACGCTTACCGATATTTCATACACCGCTTTAATTGTTCTCTTGGAATAGTCCTCCTGAGCCATGTCTATGAGAATATCACGCAAATCCGATGAGGACAGTTTTGCTATCGGAAGATTATACAACGGTTCAAGGTGCTTGTAGTAGCTCTGCGTATTCTTATACCACTGTTCCGAAACGTCGGCTTGCTTGTATTTTATCCACTTTTTGCCCCAGTAGTCGAAGGTTTCACGGCAAGCATCAAGATCTATACCTTTACCGAGCTTGATTTTAAGCGAGTTGGACTTTTCTTCGACTTCTTTCTTTGTGTTCCCGTAAACAACATGGTATTTCTGCTTGCCGTTGTTATCGGTACCGATATAAACCGATTGCTGATAACGGCCGTCCGCACGTTTTTTCATATTTGCACCTCCTAAATTTTTTCCCCGCTTGTTACGGCGGGGAGTATTCATATATTTGCGTTTTTACCGTAGAATATTTTACCGCTTTCCAAGTTCCTTTTGTAATAGCAGGATTTAGAACGGATTATATCCGGGTGCAAGCACTTTTTAGCATCTGAACACTTCAAATATAATCCGCAACATCCAAAATGCTCTGTTGGCTCAAATATTCTGACATTCTCATCAGTAATAAGTTCAGCAGCTTTTACAGCTTCGTTTTTTGTGTGGAATGTACATTGTATGAAATTCTGAGGGCTTTTCAGCAATTTTGTACCTGCAGGAGATATTTCAAGCGTATCATAAACTCTTTTATTGCAAGAAATTACCGTGAATTTTGTATTCACTTTAAAGAAAAGGCATTTTTCAAAATAGATCGAATACCCGGTAAGTTTGTCTTTGCTTTTGTTTTCCTGGATGCTGAAAAGCCCGTTTGAACATTTCCATTTTGCTGAAACTGTGATTATTATGTTTTCTAAAGTAGTTTTACAATCTAAATCTTCGGGTTCATTTTCAAATAATGCTACCTGCTCTATCATAACTGCACATCCTTTTCTTTTAGTATCATAATCGGATAGCCTTTGCTTCTGAGTTCAATTGCTTTCTTCGCCTTAGTGCCATAAGTTCCGCAAGCCCAACTCTCAGAACCTTTTTCGCCTATAAGAAGAATGTCGGTTTTTCTTGTAACGCTACTAACTACCGTAGCACCTATTTCAGACAATCTTTCTTGTACTTCTTGCTTACTCCCATAATCGAAATCGCCGGTCAGACAGATAGACTTGTTGCTAAGCTCTACATCAATGGCACCTATTTCTGCATTAAGCGGATTGATTTGTGCTTTGAAAAAATCGAGGAGATAATCGAGCTCGGATTGCTCTATTATTCCGTCCTCGATTACTTTCCAGATTGCGTTATTTATAATGTCGTATGGGTAATTACCAGCAAGCTGTTCGTTATTGTTCATCCATTCTTCAAGTCTTAACAGTTCTTCTTGTGTCAGAATGTCATCGCAGGTTATGCCTATCAATATGCCGTGCAATGTTTGTAACCCTTTTGTGATAGGATTCAGCACTCTTTGCTTCGGCGGCTTTATTTCGAGTACAAGAACGGAGTGATTTTTTAATGCTGTCATTAAGCTGTGAGTATAGTAGCAGTCTGCAAGAGCTCTGTGATGCACACCGCTATCTTTTATCCCGAGCTGTATTATCATATCTTCGAGTTTGTGGCTGACATCGGGGTATTCTTGCTTGCACACAGCTAAAGTATCATATGTATCATTTTTAAAATCAAGCCCACAAGCAACGCATTTTTTACTGATAAAATTAGCGTCAAATGCAATGTTATGTCCTACAACAGTGTCATTGTTGATAAATTGCAGAAAATCAGATAGGGTGTCGTCAAGCTCTTTTACATCTGCTAACATATCATCAGTTATGCCGGTAATCTGAGAAATAGTTTTTGACAACGGCTTGCTCGCTTTTATGAGCTGAGAAAAATCAGCAACGACTATGTTATCACGAATACGCAAAGCACCGATTTCAATGATATCGTCCTTGTCCGGCGATAGGCCTGTTGTTTCAATGTCTACTATTGTGTAGTCGTTCAGTTCCTGTATATTCATCGCTGCACCTCCTATTTCAAACGCTTAATAACAACGACTGCTTACTGCAAATATGTAATCCTTCGAATAAAAAAAGAAAGGTTTTATCGGTACTTTAGTCTGCTCGTAGTTCCAACAAGCGTCAAACATTTTGTTTTCGATATCGAGTAATGAATCTACGTTAATACCTTTGCGTTGCTGTTCAGAATGTGACATCAATTGTATTTCGTCAATATCAGTACCACTAAGATACTGCCATATTTCGTATGACAAACTGGATATTCTATTTTGCACCACAACGGTAGACACATTGTACATATTACTTAGTTTTTCCGATAAATCAAAAATTGGCATTGAGTGCTCGTCAAATGTTTTACTTTCATTTCTAATTATCGGAAGTATTTCTTTGTATGGCATAAGAAATTCAGCTGCACCCTCATTTGCAAGCCATTCAATATAACTATTTTGATTAGGTCTAGTATTTCCAAAACAATTCAAAGTAGTTCCAGGCTCATCAACAGTCAAAATGTGTGTTAGTTCATGAAATCCATGATAGTTTTGTTCGACAAACGACTTGTTTTCGTTTAATAGTATAACATGATTCTCATCTCTGTTTTTAGCAATTCTAACAATTCCTCGCAAATCATACGTCGAAAAAGGAAGTGTTTTTATCTTAACATTCTTAAATTTCTTACATAATTCAAAAATATCAAGAGGATAATCTGAACTAGAAATATTAAACTGGACTCTTTTTTCTGCGATTAACTTATATAGTTTTTCCTTAGTGTAGTAACTAATAATTATTCCTCCTTATTGCCCTTATCTTTAAGTTTCAAAATCATTGCAATTGCCATTTCAATATCATTAGGGTCTATTCCATTGTCTTGTGCTTTTTTTGCGAAACTAAAATAAATATTATTCACTTCATTGTTTAGATTACTATCGTCACCTATCAAATCACTAACTGAGACGCACAAAAAAGTTGCAATTTCTTTTAAGTATTTATTGTATGATCTGCTTTTTCCGTTTTTCCATGCTGAATAAGTACTTTTATCTAACCCTAGATAATCGGTGAGTTCTTTTTGTGTTTTATTTTTTTTAATAAGCAATTCTGAAATTTTATCTATTATCTCCATTTTTTCACCCTCCTTTTTGTTGGGATTTAACAAAGTTGAAAAAATAACAACTTAAAGGGTTGACAATTGGAATAATATCAACTATAATATGCGTATACGGTTGATAAAATTCCAACTTTTCTTTAGTTCAAGTTTAGCTGACAGACTAAAGGGAAGTTTACAATTTTTAAACTTTGCTGATTTAATAGTAACAGTTTTATCAACTTGTGTCAATAGCATCAAACAAAATTTGTTGATTTGCTGAAAGGAGGTAGGGATATGTACGATGAATTTAGGCATTTTGCCAAAGAAAATCTTAAGAGTAAGCGGATGACATATTATAAACTTGCGAAGAAGATTGGTTTTACAGAAAGCACGATTAAATGTTTTATGTGCGGGGCAAATAACAGTCGAAAGGTTGCTGAAAAAATTGCAGATGAATTAGGAGTAAAACTAGTTTACTGTGATAAAAAGTACATACCATTTTTTTAAGATTAAAGGAGGACATACATGAACAATTTACAGATTTTCAACAACGCCCAGTTTGGCGAGATAAGGACAATTGATGAGAACGGCACAGTGCTGTTCTGCGGTTCGGACATTGCAAAGGCGCTCGGGTATTCAAACACAAAGGACGCACTTGCAAGACATTGTAAAGAAGATGGGGTAGTGTTTCACGACCTCATCGACAACATGGGCAGAGAACAGCATGCAAAATTTATCAACGAGGGCAATGTCTACCGCCTGATAACGCACAGCAAGCTCCCTGCGGCTGAACAGTTTGAGCGCTGGGTGTTTGACGAGGTACTGCCAACAATACGCAGAAATGGAGCATATATGACAGACAATACACTTGAGCATGCTCTGACTTCTCCGGACTTTCTGATACAGCTTGCAACAAAGCTCAAAGAAGAAAAAGCAAAGCGTATAGAGTTAGAAGCACAGGTTGAGCAGGACAAGCCTAAAGTGTTATTTGCAAGAGCAGTCGAAACGGCACACACATCCATACTGATAGGCGACCTTGCGAAAATCCTTAAGCAAAACGGCGTTCAGACAGGACAGAAAAGGTTATTCGAGCAGTTAAGGCAGGACGGCTATCTGATAAAGGGCGGCAATTCGCACAATATGCCCACACAGAGAGCAATGGAAATGGGATTGTTTGAAGTCAAGGAAAGCACGGTGAATAATCCGGACGGTTCGATAAGAATAAATCGTACAACAAAAGTAACCGGAAAAGGTCAGACATATTTTGTAAACAAATATATGGCGGTGTAAGTGAGGTGCGTTATGTACAAAAAGACACAGTTCCCTGAGATGATGAATACGGAACAGGCGGCAAGGTACATCGGAATAGACACGGGTACCTTGCGTAAGTGGGCAAGGAACGGAGATATTCCTGCTTACAAGGTAGGACCTAAGCTCTGGCGGTTTTTCAAGTCAGAGCTCGCAGAAAGGATGGAGATGAATGAAAATAGCTAAGATAATCGTCTACATACTCTCGCAGCTCCTCAGAGCGTGGGTAACGGCGTTCGCAGGCATAGCGGTATATGTTCCACTGTCGGCACTGGCTTACGCCCAGAGGGGATACAAGGCAATCGGTGGCGAAATGCTCCCCGTTGCAATAGTCGCTGTTGCGGTCTGGTACGGGCTGGGATGGCTTATTCGGGAGTGGTACAAGGGCACACTGGCGATGTTACAGCTTAGGAGGGAGCATAAAGAAGATGAACGATCTGGAAGAAGTCGTAGCCGAAGCAAGAAAACACGGAATGTCGTACGGTAAGTACGTTATGCTAAAGCAGGAGGGACAAATGACACAGGAATTGAAAGAATCAATCATAACAGACTACGAAAGCGGTCTGAGTGCTAATGAGATAGCGGAGAAGTACAAGATCAACCCGATAACAACCAAAAACAACATATCGAACTGGAGGGAAAAAGGCTTGATCAAGTCTGTTCCGGTAGCAGAACCGAAGAAGCCGGTAGAAAACAACGAGCCTATCCCTGCACCTGTTGACAACATTGATATGTCGGCAATAGCAAGGCTTGAAAAGTTACAGCGCCTTGTCAGAGTATTTGGCGATGCAAAGATTGGCGGTGTTTTTGCAGACAATGTCGAGAACACATGTGATGTAAGGCTTACGTTAAGCGGCAAGCGATACATAGTGCAGATGAAAGAGGTGCGATATGAAGTATAAGGTAACAGCTACGTTTGATGCAATAAACGAGGCAATGGCGCTTGTCGGTGTTGTCGATGAGGTCGAGATGATTGACGAGGAGGACGAAGACGATGTATAAATGCGAACGTTGCGACTGGACAGGCTCAGCATCAGAGCTTGGACAATACACTGAGTATCGAGGAGAATGTCACGGCGCACCTGCGTGGGAAACATTACCGTGTTGTCCGGAGTGCGGATATGATGTTGAGAACATCGAAGAAGAGTAAAAAAAAGAGCTCCCCGAAGGGAGCAAAAATAATAAACCTAAAACAATTATAGCACCCGATCTTTCGGGTGTCAAGGAGGAAAACCAAATGTCAGTAAAAATCAGCTCACTTGAAATTGAAAATGTCAAGCGAGTAAAAGCGGTACAGTTAACGCCTGCCGAGAACGGTCTTATGATAATCGGCGGTAAGAACAATCAGGGCAAGACATCGGTGCTTGACGCTATCGCATGGGCACTCGGCGGTGACAGGCTGAAACCGTCACAGGCTGTGCGGGAAGGCTCTGTGATTCCGCCCCACATGGAAGTTACGCTCAGCAACGGTATAAAGGTAGTCAGGAGCGGCAATAACAGTACGCTCAAGGTTATTGATCCGGACGGCAACAAGGGCGGTCAGCAGCTGCTCAACGAATTCGTAGAACAGTTTGCGCTTGATCTTCCTAAGTTTCTCGACCGGTCAAGCAAGGAAAAGGCGGATACTCTCCTCAGAATAATCGGTGTAGGCGATAAGCTGTACGAGCTTGAAACCGAAGAACAGAAGCTGTACAATCAGCGTCACACTATCGGTCAGATAGCGGATCAGAAGAAGAAATACGCTAAGGAAATGCCGGTATTCGCAGATGCTCCGAAAGAGTTTGTGTCAGCAACCGAGCTTATCAGACAGCAGCAGGATATTCTTGCAAGAAACGGCGAAAATCAGCGTAAAAGACAGCTCAGAGAGCAGTACGACAGAGAACTTGAGTTGGCTCGGAAGGCATACGAAGAAGCACAGGCAAGACTTGAAACAGCAACGGCAAACGCTGAAACCGCACATCGTGACGCTGAAGACCTTGCAGACGAGAGCACGGCAGAGCTTGAACAGAGTATAGCAGACATTGAGCAGATAAACGCAAAGGTCCGTGCAAATCTTGACCGTGAAAAAGCTGAACTTGACGCTGAAGCGTATAAAACTCAGTATATACAGCTTACCGAAGAAATACAGTCTGTCAGAAAAGCTAAAACAGATCTTCTTGACGGTGCAGACTTACCGCTTGAGGGCTTGTCGGTAGATAACGGCGAGCTTACATACAACGGTTTTAAATGGGATAATATGTCCGGTTCGGAACAGCTCAAGGTTGCGACCGCAATTGTCCGCAAGCTCAATCCTAATTGCGGATTTGTTCTTATAGACAAGCTGGAACAGATGGATACCGATACGCTGAACGACTTTGGCAGATGGCTTGAAAGCGAGGGCTTACAGGCAATCGCCACAAGAGTAAGCACGGGTGACGAGTGCAGTATCATAATCGAGGACGGCTATTCAAAGCCGGTTGAAAAGAAAGAAACTACAACATGGAAGGCAGGTACATTCTAATGAGTACAACAATGAACATCACTAAAGGCAGAATCGAAACCGCCAAGAAGGTGGTTATATACGGCCCTGAGGGAATAGGCAAGTCAACGTTTGCATCGCAGTTTCCCAATCCGTTATTCATCGACACCGAGGGCAGTACAAAGGAAATGGACGTTGCCCGTTTTGATAAACCGACATCGTGGGAGCTGCTTAAGAGCCAGATTGAGTATGTCAAGCTCAATAAGCCTTGTGCCACGCTTATAATTGATACGATAGACTGGGCAGAACAGCTTTGCATCAAGTCTATCTGCGATAAGTACGACAAAAAGGGTATCGAGGATTTCGGTTATGGCAACGGCTATGTATACGAAAAGGAAGAGTTCGGTAGGTTCCTTAATCTGCTTGAAGATGTTATCGAAGCCGGAGTTAACGTTGTACTTACAGCTCACGCTATCCTCAGAAAGTTTGAACAGCCCGATGAGCTCGGAAGCTATGACCGCTGGGAGCTGAAGCTCGGCAAGAAGACAACCAATCTTATATCTCCTCTTGTTAAAGAATGGGCTGATATGGTGCTTTTCGCAAACTACAAGACTATTTCGGTAGCGGTTGACAAGGACGGCAAAAAGCATAAGGCACAGGGCGGCAGACGCATAATGTACACGTCACATCATCCCTGCTGGGACGCAAAGAATCGTTACGGTTTGCCGGAAGAAATTCCGATGGAGTACGGGCAGATAAAGCACATTATCGAAAGAAATGTTGCCGCACAGCCTGCCGCTACCGTTCAGACTGCACCTGTTGCAAAAGTGGCAGCTGCAGAAAACGCAACAACCGCCACGAATGATAATGTAATGTCGGCTCCTGCTCCGGCAATAACGCAGGAAAGCTCAGGCATACCCAAAGCTCTTGCGGACCTTATGACAGCAAACAGCATAACGGAAGAGCAGATAAGAGCGGCAGTAGCAAGCAAGGGATATTTCCCTGCCGATATGCCGATAAAGGACTATCCCAAGGAATTTATCGAGGGCGTGCTTATCGGGGCATGGGAGCAGGTAAAAGCAATGATAACGGAAATGCTTATGACAGACTATGAGAACGAGGCTTACCCGTTCTGATAAACGAAAGGAGAAATAACACATGAGTGAATTTGAAAAAGAATTAGGCTGGGACGACGTAATTGAGAAAGAAAGCGATTTTACGCTTCTTCCCGCAGGTGACTACGACTTTACGATAACAGGCTTCGAGCGTGCGAGATATGAGGGCGGCGAAAAACTGCCGCCTTGCAACAAGGCTGTAGTATCTATTCATATAGACGCTCCGGAAGGCTCAACTACAATTCAGCATAATCTGTTTTTGCACAGCAAGTGCGAGGGTATGCTTTCGGCATTCTTTATCGGCATAGGTCAGAAGAAACACGGCGAACCGCTTCGCATGAACTGGAACAACGTCATCGGTGCCAAAGGTCGTTGCAAGGTGTACATAGATACTTGGAAGAACAAGAACGGCGAAGAAATGCAGTCTAACAGAATAAAAAAATTCTATGAGCCGTCACCTGCACAGACTGTTTCTCAGGCACCTGCAAGCTCTCAGGCGGGTGTATTTACACCGGGTAAATTCTGATGGAATTAAGACCGTATCAGAAAGAAGCCAAAACAGCGGTACTTTCACAGTGGGAGCAGGGTAATTCAAAAACCCTGCTCGTACTGCCTACGGGTTGCGGTAAAACGATAGTTTTTGCAAAAATCGCAGAAGACCGTGTCCGCAACGGAGAAAGGGTACTTATACTTGCGCACAGGGGCGAACTGCTTGAACAGGCGGCGGACAAGATACTGAATGCCTGCGGGCTTGGCTGTGCTGTAGAAAAGGCGGAAGAAAGCTGTATAGGCTCATGGTATCGTATAACGGTAGGCTCTGTACAGTCGCTTATGAGAGAAAAGCGACTTGCACAATTTTCAAAAGACTATTTCAATACGATCATAATTGATGAAGCGCATCATTCCATTTCGGACAGCTATCAGAAGATACTCGGATATTTTGATGAAGCAAAGGTACTCGGAGTTACGGCAACACCGGACAGAGGAGATATGAAAAATCTCGGACAGGTATTCGACAGCCTGGCGTATGAATATACTTTGCCGAGAGCTATCAAAGAAGGGTATCTGTCACCGATAAAGGCACTCACCATTCCTCTGAAACTCGATCTGACAGGTGTCGGTACTCAGGCAGGAGATTATAAGGCGAGTGACATTGACACAGCTCTTGACCCTTATCTGTATCAGATAGCGGATGAAATGCTGAAATATTGCAAGGAACGTAAAACGGTAGTATTTCTGCCGCTTATAAAAACGAGTCAGAAATTCTGCAAGATACTTAACGAAAAAGGCTTCCGCTCGGCAGAAGTCAACGGAAACAGCATTGACAGAGGTACTGTTCTTGCTGATTTCGATAGCGGTAAATATAATGTGCTGTGTAATTCAATGCTTCTGACGGAAGGCTGGGACTGTCCAAGCGTAGATTGCGTAATAGTTCTCAGACCTACTAAGGTAAGAGGGCTGTACTGTCAGATGGTCGGCAGAGGAACAAGACTTTGTGAGGGTAAGAAAGACCTGTTGCTTCTTGACTTTTTGTGGCACACAGAAAGGCACGAGCTGTGCCGTCCTGCACATCTGATATGTGAAAGCCCTGAAGTTGCCGAAAAGATGACCGAAAATATTGCGGCCGCAGGTATGCCGGTTGATATTGAACAGGCAGAAGAAAAGGCAAAAGAAGATGTAGTTGCTCAGCGTGAGGAAGCGCTTGCAAAACAGCTTGCGGAAATGAAAAAACGCAAGAGAAAACTTGTAGATCCTCTCCAGTATGAAATGAGCATTCAGGCGGAAGACTTATCTTCCTATGTTCCGGCATTCGGCTGGGAGTGTTCTCCGCCGTCGGACAAGCAGAAAACAACGCTCGAAAAGCTTGGTATATTCCCCGATGAGATTGACAATGCCGGTAAAGCTCAGCTTTTGCTGGACAGGCTCGGCAAACGGCGCACTCTCGGACTTACAACACCGAAGCAGATACGTTTTCTCGAAAGCAGGGGCTTTAAGCACGTCGGCACATGGCAGTTTGAAAGTGCAAGAAATCTGATTGACAGAATAGCGGCTAACAACTGGCACGTTCCGAACGGAATAGATCCTGCAAGCTATGAACCGAAGGTGGTGAATAATTCAGATGTCAGAATTTGATTTTGACCTTAACGAAGCACTTAAATATATAAGCCCGTCAGACCTTTCATATCAGGAATGGGTGAATGTCGGTATGGCACTCAAAGAAGAGGGCTATTCCGTTACCGTATGGGATAACTGGTCGGCAAATGACAACAGATACCATAAAGGCGAATGTGAAAAGAAATGGGAGAGCTTCAACGGCTCTTTCTCGCCTGTCACGGGCGCTACCATAGTTCAGATGGCTAAGGACAGAGGAATGATGTTCGGCACGGGAGAAGACCGTGAGCTTGACTGGGACGATGAAATATCATACGAACATCACGATGAGCACGTTGTTGTAAACAAAAACTGGATAGAGGGCAAAGAAATAAACGCTCCGACAGACTGGCAGCCTCACAGAGAAATAATCAGATACCTTGAAGCATTATTCGAGCAGAGCGAAAATGTCGGATATGTTGTGCAAAGCTACGAAAAAGACGGTAAATTCATACCTGCCAACAAGGGCTATTATGACCGCACGGCAGGTCAGCTTATCGAATCATTGTCGCAGTGTGACGGCGATATAGGCTCTGTTCTCGGTGATTACAACACTCAGGCGGGGGCGTGGATACGTTTCAACCCTCTTGACGGCAAAGGCGTTAAGAATGAAAACGTAACCGAATACAGATATGCGCTTGTTGAAAGCGACAATGTAGATATAGAAAAACAGCACGCAATCATCTGCGAGCTTGAACTGCCCGTAGCTGTGCTTGTGTACAGCGGAAAGAAGTCACTGCACGCTATTGTAAAGGTAGATGCCGCAAATTACGATGAATACCGTAAACGTGTAGATTTTCTGTATCAGATATGTCAGAAAAACGGACTGTCACCCGATACGCAGAATCGTAATCCGTCAAGATTATCACGTCTTCCCGGTGTTCAGCGTGGTGAAAACAGGCAGTACATAGTTGATACAGACATCGGTAAAAACGGTTGGGATGAGTGGCGGGAATGGATAGACAGTGTAAATGACGACCTGCCCGATACCGAGAGCATGGCTGATGCGTGGAGCAATCTTCCGGAACTTGCACCGCCACTTATTGATGGTATACTCAGACAGGGACATAAAATGCTTATCGCAGGACCGTCAAAGGCGGGTAAGTCGTATGCTCTTATAGAAATGTGCTGTGCAATAGCGGAAGGCAAAGAATGGCTTGGCTGGAACTGTACCAAAGGTAGGGTGTTGTATGTAAATCTTGAGCTTGACAGGGCTTCCTGCCTGCACCGTTTCAAAGATGTATATACAACACTTGGCTGGGAACCTCAAAATCTTAGTAATATTGATATATGGAACCTAAGAGGTAAGTCTGTCCCGATGGACAAGCTCGCACCGAAACTTATCCGCCGTGCGAGCAAGAAGAACTATATCGCCATTATCATAGACCCGATTTATAAGGTTATTACCGGTGACGAGAACAGCGCAGATCAGATGGCGCATTTCTGCAATCAGTTTGATAAGGTATGCACGGAACTTGGCTGTGCGGTTATATACTGCCATCACCATTCAAAAGGTGCACAGGGGGGTAAGCGTTCAATGGACAGAGCCTCGGGTTCAGGTGTATTCGCAAGAGATCCCGATGCACTGCTTGACCTTACGGAGCTGGAGCTTACCGACAGCATAATAAAGCACGAAAAAGACAAGATGACCTGCAAGATATGCTATGACCAACTGAAGAAATGCGGACACGAAGAAGATGTTTCACAGGATGATATATGCAGTGCAAAGCAGATGCGTGAAGCACTCAGAAACGCTGTGCCGGACGCAGATTATAAACATGTGTGTGATTTCATTACCAAGTGTGAAAAACGCACAGAGAGCCGTACAGCGTGGCGTATAGAAGGCACGCTCCGAGAGTTCCCGAAGTTCCCGCCGGTGAACGTTTGGTTTGATTATCCCGTTCATCGTATAGACAAGACCGACGTATTAAAAGACATACAGCCCGATGACGGCAGAGCAGCAGGCTGGCAGAAGAATTTCAGCAAGAAAAAGACCGAAAAGGAACGTAAGGACGAGCGTAAAGAATCGCTCGAAACGGCATTTGACGCTTGCATGATTGACGGCAAGGTTACTTTATCCGGTATGTCCGAGTATATGGGCGTGACCGAAAAGACGGTCCGAAACCGTATAAAAGAGCACGGCGGGTTCTGGATTGACGATAACGAGGTAGGGAAAAAGTCGAAGTGAAAACTTTCACTGCGAGGGAAAATCTCGGTGATTTTCATTTTCACTGACAGGGAAAATGTCGAGAAAATTTCTTTCACTGTCAGTGAAAAAGTCGAGAATTTTCACTTTCCCTACAGAGTGAAAAAGTCGGTGAATTATCGAGATTTTCACTGTCAGGGAAAATCTATTATTATAAACAATACTTCTGTCGGGGCAGAGGTAGCCCGACAGAAAGTATTTTGAATAATGACGCACACGAGGAGGTGCAAACTTAAATGGCAAAAACAAGCAAAGCAAGACAAGCTATAATCGAGGCAGCTAAAAAAATGCCGCCGCTGTTTCACAAGATTCCCGATGAGGATTTTGATTACAGAAAAGCAAGGACACTATGGTGGCTCGTCAAACAGCCGGAAGTTCTTAAGTATGTCTGGGATATAGTCAAACAGTCGGGCGTAGTGATATATGACGGCACAACTCGCAAATGGCACGGTGTAGATTTTGAGGAGGTCGATGATGAAGACTGAATTTTTTATGCCGATGATACCGCCTACGGTAACGGCACAGGAACACAAAGTAACGGTTTCTCACGGCAAGCCGATATTCTATGATCCGCCCGAAGTCAGATCGGCGAAGGCTAAACTGACAGCGTACCTTTCTCAGCATAAACCCGACAAACCGTATAAAAAGGGGGTAAGGCTGACGACAAAGTGGCTGTTCCCGAAAGAACAGCACAAAGACGGAGAGTATCGTATAACGAAGCCCGATACCGACAATCTTCAGAAAATGCTGAAGGACTGCATGACTGTTTGCGGTTTCTGGACTGACGATGCGCTTGTCGCAAGCGAGATATGCGAAAAGTTCTGGGCGGCAAATCCCGGAATATATATCAAGGTCGAGGTGCTGAAATGACGATAGACGAAGTTCAGCAGGCTATGGTAAGCGGTCAGACCGTAAGGCATACACACGGAGGAATAACCGCCGAATACACAATAAGCGGTGTTATATCCCGTTACAGCAAGATAAGAGGCTGGTATTATGTGCTTGAGCTTAAAGACAGAAAAGCGGACAGCTTGTCTGTCGTGAATATGGAGGAGGTTGAAAATGACAGAGTATATTGAGCTGATGACCGACGAGGAAGGATTTGAAAGGAGAAATTTAAATGAGTAGTTTTTACGAGTGCGAAATGAGACCCGGTTGCGTTGCCAGCCACAATAGGTATGGCAGTGTTACGCTTGTCACAGCTCTTGTGACGGAAGATTATCCTCAGCTGTGGGCTGTAGAGGCAAGAGATGGTGAGTTAAAAATTGTGCGTGAGGATGATTTGTACGATTTCGGATACTATGGGGAGTGATAGAATGACAAAGCAGAAACTTAAAGATTACCGTTACACCTGCAAGTGTATCAAGCAGGAGGAAAAATGAAAGCTGTATTAAAATATCCCGGCGCAAAGTGGCGAATATCCGAATGGATTATCTCACATTTTCCCGAACATAAAGTATACTGCGAGCCGTTTTTCGGCAGCGGAGCAGTATTTTTCAACAAACCGCAAACCTACATAGAAACGATAAACGATATAGACGGGAATATCGTAAATCTTTTTAAGGTTTGCAGAGACAACCCGGAGGAGCTCGCACGGCTAATAGAATTTACGCCATTTGCCAGAGAAGAATTTGAGAATTGTTACGATAAATCGGATGATTCCATAGAACAAGCTCGGCGAACGCTCGTGCGGTATCATCAGTCTTTCGGAACGAGCAACAGCAGTAAAAAGTCGTGGAGAAATGTTCAGACCTACGGAGGGCCGAGAACAGCAACCATGTGGAACTATCTGCCCGGAAGAATATCGGAGATTTGTGCAAGGCTTAAAGAAGCACAGATTGAAAATATCGACGCAATAGAGTTAATACGGCGCTACAACGATGAAAATACGCTTTTATATTGCGATCCGCCCTATCTGCAGAGCCTTAGAAGGAAAAATATGTATTCGTGCGAATTGTCGGAGGAGTACCACATAAATCTGCTGAGTGTACTTAAAGAAAGCAAGTCCAAAATCGTGTTGAGCGGGTACGATAGTCAGCTGTACAACTCAATGCTTTCAGGGTGGAATACCGACGAGAAGCAGACAACGGCTCAGATGGGTAAACATCGAGTAGAAAAAATATGGTTTAATTTTTGAGAGGAGGACGCAGAATGACATTATCAGATTTAGAAAAATACCGTGCGTCACGATTCCCGGCGTTCCGGATAACGATACACACCTTGCCAAGAATGGAGGTATAGAGGATGGAAAAGCTTGATAAGTTGAACATCGAAACGCTTGGTAAAATTATTGATCAGTTTTTGACCGAAAACGAAGTAAATATGCTGATAACGCTTCCGAAAGGATCTTTAGATGCGCAGATACAAGAAAATATAAAACTTGGAAGCGTAGTACGGTTTTATATTTTTCTGAACTGTATAAAGCCGATAGTTGATGAATTTGCAAAAGAAGCAGAAATCGACAAAACGTCTGCGGAATGGGAAGGAATTGTCGATACATATCTTGCTATGATCAAGAAAGAAATAATTGAAGGAGGAAAAATATGAGTGAATGGATAAGCGTGGAAGATAGACTTCCTGAAAAACAGTCGTGGAATCACATCGCCATCCTTGACACAAAAACAGGCAGAATCAGTGTAGAGCAAGACTTATATGCTATTGAAACGGCCGAAAAATTTAAGCAGAAAAAAGGGTTTTGCAAAGATGGAAGATTTAACGGCCGTGAAGTCGTCATTGCTTGGATGCCGTTTCCTGAACCGCCGATAAGTAAGCAGGTAACGAGTAGTAAACGCAGACCCGCAACTGAAACCTGCTTGTTTTGTGGGCGCAAAATTCCTGACAGAAGCAACGCAGACACAATCAGAGAGTTTGTTCAGCGTTTTAAAAAGATAGCACGCAAGACAGAGCTAATAGAATTTGGTACGGAACGTATTGTTTCTTATGGCATCTCACCGCAGAAGTTGGATAAACTCGTAAACGAGATGACAAAGGAGGAAACATGAAAGCCTGGATTGTAAATGAAAAATATGAAACAGCTTCTGCAGTTGTTTTTGCCGAAACACGAGGTAAAGCAAAAGCACTCGCATTATGCACAAGCAGCTGTGAGGACGCAAATTTCTGTGATATTGAAGTCAGCCGAGTGCCTGAAATGGACAAGTATTACGCTGAGGGAAAAACAGAAATGGACTGGTTCAATCCGAAAGACAGAATTGCATTGGTGAAAGAATGCGGATTTTACTGTGAAGATCCGATAGCAGAATGCTGCAAATGCTGTCCTGCAAAAGATTTTTGCGATGAGGCAGTGCAGGAAAAGGAGCACCCCAATGACCGCTAAAGAATACCTGTCACGCTATCACCTTATCAACATACGCATAAATCAGAAGATAGATCAGCAACGACAGCTTCGGGAGCTCGCTACCAACATATCGCCGTCATCTGGAGGAGGACACAGCAGCGGGGTATCTGACAAGGTGGGTATGGCTGTTGCAAAAATTGCAACACTGGAGCAGGAGATAAACGCAGAGATAGACGAGCTTATCCGTGTTAAAGCAGAGATAGAGCATACTATATCGGCGGTGACTGACGAGCAGTTAAAGCTGATACTAATATCACGGTACATAAACTGTAAGACATTTGAGTATATTGCCTGTGAGATGCACTACTCGTATAAGCAGATATGCCGACTTCACGGTAAAGCACTTCTGAGGGTGCAAGATGTCCTTGAATGTCCTATTGCATCTGTGGTATGATTACGATAGAAAAGAAGCGAAAGCGTAGTGACCGAGGAGCGGCTTATTAGCCGCCAGGTCACCTTTTCTATCAATTATGCGTACAAGAGTATCCATTGGACCTCCTTTTTCTTAGTCGAGCCGTCCGCTCTTCTGATTCTTTCGTGCGGACGGTGAGAATATTTCAAGCACTCTGCAAAGGGTGCTTTTCTTATATCTTAAATTTATGTTAAAAGCTTGTTCGAGATGTGGCAAGATCCACAAGCCCGGAGAATGCACAGCCGGGATAAAGTATACACAGAAGATACGGGACAGCGAAGCCGACAGGTTTCGTAACCGCAAGATATGGCGCAGAAAAGCCGATGAAATACTCGAGCGTGACGGCCACTGCTGCAGGGTGTGCCTGTCGGCAGGCGTTATCAACAGCACGGACCTGTCTGTGCATCATATCGTACCGCTAAAGGTCGATTATGACCGCAGGCTTGATAACGATAACCTTATAACGCTTTGCCGCTATCATCACGAGGCGGCTGAGCGTGGGCGTATTAGCAGGCAGGAACTGGCAACTATGACTTGTACCGTCGATTTTTCACACCACAACATATAGTGGTATAATGCTATACACCACAATATATAGTGTACCCCCCTACCCTTGCGATTTTTGAGGGGTCCCGGTCTGACATCTGACCGCCACCTCTTTACACAATATATTCCCGATATGACTTTGAGAGGAGTGAGTATATGCCCAGAGGAGCAAAAACAATAGAAAACTGTGCGGGACACAGGACAAAGAAAGAAAAAGAAGTCCGTGAGAAAGCCGAAGCGGCTATGCTCACAGGGCAGAGATGCTTCGAGCGTGACTGTGTAAAGACTGATCCGGTAGCGCACAAGGAGTACCTGCGGCTGACAAAGTTACTCAGCACGATACAGAAAAACGATGCACTGTACGGAGCAAGCATCAACCGGTATTGCGAGCTGTACAGCGAAGTAAACACTGTCAAAGCGGATGCGGTAACGCAAAGAGCGGTGCTGTCGAAGATTGAGATAGCTTTTAACAATTTATCGGACGAGGAAATAACAAGCGATGAGCTGATGAAGTTTACAAAGCTGATGTCCGGAGCACTTGCAAAGATAGCCGACCTTGACAAGATAATAATGCAGAAGCGAAAAATGATGAGCGACATCGAAAAGGAAAACGGTTGGACGGTGCTTTCCGCTATCAGAGCAATACCAAAGCAGGCGGAAAAGCCCGAAGATGACGCTTTGATGAAGATATTACAGGGAGGTGAGAATAATGGGGCTGTTTGATAAGATATTCAGACGTGAAACTGAAGGCACAGACATTGAAGTAGCTTTCGGGCTAAAGCAGATAAGCAATATAACACGAGAACAGGCGCTTGAAATCCCTGCGGTTTCAGCGGCTGTTAATTTTATAGCCGGCACGATAGCAAGTCTGCCGATAAGGCTGTATAACAGCAACGATGAAGTTCAGACAGCGGCGGAAATCACTGAGGATAACCGCTTGTATCTGCTGAACGAAGAATCGGGCGATACTCTGAACCCGACAGAAATAAAGCGTGCGGTTATCTGTGATATGCTCCTCGACGGAACGGGATATATGCACATAGAGCGGAGCGGAAACGAGGTATCGGCTCTCAGATATGTCCGTGACAGTGCTGTGAGTGTGGAGAAAAATTCGGACGCAATCTATAAGACGCTCCGTATGCTCGTTGACGGCAGAGTGTACAACCCGTGGGATTTTGTCATTCTCAGCCGTAACAGCGTTGACGGCGGAAAGGGAGTAAGCATACTTGCCGAGAATCCCACGCTCTTGACATCAAGCTATATGCTGTTACAGCTTGAAAAGGCGATGAGCCGCAGAGGCGGTAACAAGAAGGGCTTTCTGCGCACAGAGCACAGAGTAGACGAGTCAGCAATGCAGACTATACGTGAAGCATGGAGAAAGCTTTATAGCAATAACGGCGACGGTATGATGATACTGCAGAACGGACTTGATTTCAAGGAAAGCAGCTCCACCGCTGTTGAGATGCAGTTAAATCAGAACAAGGTGACAAATGCCGAGCAGATAGCAATGCTGTTTGGCTTATCTCCCAATGTACTGTCGGGCAGAGCCGATGACAGAACGTATATCAACAGCATAAGAACAGCTGTACTGCCTGTTGTATCTGCGTTTGAAATGGCACTTAATAGGGCGCTGTTGCTTGAAGAAGAGAAGCACAGCAAGTATTTCGTCATAGATACTTCCGAACTTCTGAAAGCGGATATTCTGACACGCTATCAGGCGTATCAGATAGGTCTTGCGGCAAACTTCTTACAGCCGGATGAGATACGCTTCAAGGAAAACCTTGCGCCGCTCGGGCTTGACTTTATCAAGCTCGGACTTAACGATGTGCTTTACGATCCTAAGACAAAGCAGATATACACGCCGAATACCGACAGCCACGCTAAAATTGATGATGCGGGCTTGCAAAGCGGCGATGAGGGTGATATAATAGCAGAAAAGAGATACAACGATAAGCACGATGAAAAAGGACTGTTTGCAAGGAAGGACGGCGGTGCGATCAAATCCGTTACGGTCAACGATGACGGCACAGTGAATACGGTTTATAAAGCACAGGCTAAAACAAAATACGCACCGTCACCGCAGAGAAATCACAGCGGTATACAGGTAAAGCCAAAGACTTATGCAAAGCTGTGTGGAGAGTTTAATACGAAGTATCCTATGACAGAGGGCAATCATGTTATAACAGGTAACATCAGGCACGGTAATTATGTATACCGTGCTACTCGTGATGAATATGGAAGCTTAACTATTCACGGAAAGGTTAAAATATAGGTGTGTTTATGGCTAAAGCGATTGAAGAGTATACCGAGTTTCAGAAATACGTTAAAGCAAAGTTCAATATTCCAAGCACAGATGAGGCTGATTATTTGTTTCTTTTTAATGCACCTGAGCAGTATAAGGTAGAGCCTTTAATGCTGGAGTATGTTAAAAGCCACAAAGACGCAACTGTCGAAGAGCTGCTGTCTTACTTTGACAGTATCGTTCCTCCGGGCTTACCTCCCTGCGCTTCTGAATGGGAAGATGACGAGGACGAAGAATGA